AGCCTGTTCGGTGGCAGGCTGACTGAGGGCCAAGTCGTCGGGATGGAGAACATCATCAATTATCGTGATGACAATTATCGCGGCGTCACGGACGATCAGCTCGCCTATATGCTCGCCACGGTCAAGTGGGAGACGGCGCACACGATGCAGCCGATCAAGGAGTATGGCTCGCAGGCATATCTAAAGTCCAAGCCGTATTACCCCTACTACGGGCGCGGGCTGGTTCAGCTTACGTGGAAGGCCAACTACGAGCGCTACAAAATCGCCAATACGCCCGAGAAGGCGCTGGAGTGGCCGACATCGCTGTTTGTGATGTTCGATGGTATGACCAAGGGTATTTTTACCGGCAAGAAATTATCGGATTATATTGCAGACGGCCGACGCGACTACGTAAACGCGCGCCGTATCATCAACGGCACCGACCGCGCCAAAGAGATCGCGGCCATAGCGGACGATTATCGCGACGCTATCATCAAGGCTCAGGACGCCGTCGAGCCATCCCCACCTTCTGACGATCTGCAAGCCCGTTTCGACGCCATGCTCATTGTGGCTCTCCAGACTAATCCCCAAGTTCAGGATTTGGTTCGACGACTATGCCAGACCCCCGAATCCTGATCCTGCTATACGTCACAGCAGTGGCGGCGACCGTGGGGATGATAGGCAAACTGGCTATCCAGATCGGGTGGCATTACCGAGGAGTAATGTAATGATTCACAGCCCCTACACCACCATCTCCGGCGTTCTCGCGCTCGCGACCGTCCTCTGGCACGCGTGGCAGACGAAGACGGTCAACTGGGAAGATCTCCAGAACGCTCTGGTTGGGCTTGGCCTTATCGCCGCCAAGGACTGGAACGTGACCGGTGGCACCAAGAGCAACTGAAGGCGACAGGCCGAAATTGCCAAACCCAAGACTACGGAAGAGACTGCTGCTGATCTTAACGCTGGTCGGTTCTAGCGGCTGTCAGTCGACGAGCGGGGGTTGCCCTCCGCTCGTAAACTATACTGTCGATCAGCAATTACGCGCCGCGCGAGAACTCAGAAGCCTCCCGAAGGGAAGTCAGCTCGCTCAGTTTGTCACTGACTACGGGAAGTTTCGCAGCGCGTGTCGGCTTTGACGCCTGCGCTACCTTCCGGTTAGCCTTTTTCTGATAGGCAATCGCTTCCGACCCCTGCTTCGACATGATGTAGTCCTCGGCGAAGGTCGCCGCGAACATCTCGTAATTCATCGCGTCAACGTGGCTGTCGAGGTGATTCGGCGACGCAAACGCACGCGCATTCTTCACGCACGCCATAATGACGGCGATCTCGTAAGGATGGAAGTCGCGCCCGAGGCGCAGACTGGCGAGGTCAGAGATCAACTGAAAGTTGTCTTCGATTCCGCCGTAGTTAGCGCCGCGCTCGGCGATTACGTCCCCGGCCATTTTGAGAAGTTCGTGCGGTGTCATCTATTTCTCTCATCAATTCGGCCCGTTCACGCAACATCCGCAGCGTCGTAAAACGCTGGTGCAGACGTATGATGAATGTAGACCGCCGAGCGTTACGGCGCTCGTCCTCCAAGAGGTCCAATACCTCTCGTTCCGTCAGGCTGGTCAGCACGTTCTGGAGTTCCGGCCAATTCACTTCAGTTCCTCCAGGGCGATCTCAGCCAATGTTCGCTTGTCTTTTAGACTCTCGAATATTCGGTCGTCAATAGTTTTATTACAGAGGATGACGTAACACCACACGTCGCGCGTCTGGCCGCTGCGGTGCAGCCGGCCGATGGTCTGTTCGTAAAGCTCCAGCGACCATGGCAGCGACAGAAAGACGATCTTGTTGCCGCCGAATTGCAGGTTGAGCCCGTGCCCGGCGCTTTTGGGGTGGATCGCCAGCAGTTGGATCTTGCCGGCGTTCCAGTTATCCACAGCGTTGTCTTCGTCGATGGTGGTCAGCTTGTAACGGCGCTTCAGCTCGGCCAACTCTTCCTTGTAATTGTAGACGACGATGGTATTGGCGTGCTGGTTCTCGTCCAGAATGTCATCGAGCATGTCGAACTTATGGCCCGACAGCCACTCAGGCCCCGCCCCGCCATAGACAAACCCGCCCGCGAGCTGCTGTAACTTCTGCGTCACGACGGCCGCTGTCGGCGCTGTGATCGTCTGGCCCAGCTCCAGCACGAAATCGCGCTTCATTGTATTGTATGGCCCCATGTCCATGTCGCAGCGCATCTCGACGACGTGGAGCGGCGGCAGCTTGTCCTTATACTCGCCCGGCTCCAGCACATAGGTCGCCGGCTTGATCGCATCCATGACCTTGGGCAGCGCGTCGGGCAGCGGCTCCCATTGGCCATACTCGCGGTTTATGCAGTAGAAATACTGTTGCAGGAACGCGCCCTTGCTACGGCCCAACAGCGACTGATCGACAACCTTACACTGGCCGAACACGTCTTCGAGGCCGTTTGACGTGAAGGATCCGGTTAGCCCCCAGCGGATCTGAAATTGATCGAGGATCTTCAGCAAGAATTTGAACCGCTTACCAGACGGATTCTTCAGCCGTGTCAACTCGTCAAAGACAATCCCGTCGAAGTCTTTCGGGTCTATCGACGGGATGTTGTCGTAGTTGGTTACGACGATGTCCGCGTCTGATTCGAACGCAACCTTGCGTTGTGCCGGCGTGCCGACGGCAACCGCCAGTTTCAGATGATCGGCCCATTTCGTGACCTCGACCGGCCAGACGGACAGACAGACGCGCTTGGGTGCAAGCACAAGCCAGCGGTCGCAGTGTCCGCGCGCGGTCATGTCCGACATGGCTGTAAGCGTGATCGCTGTCTTGCCCGCGCCGACCGGCGCGAGGATCATGGCTCTGTCGTGAGCGAAGAGGAAGTCGGCGGCTTCGTGCTGATAGGGCCTAAGCATCCATAAACGCCTTTATGACTTCTGCCGCGAGCGGCGGGACGATGGCATTTCCGTAGGCGCGCAAGCGTCCCACTCTGGTGGAAAACCCACCAACCAACAGACAAAGGTTGGATTTAACGCGCCGCGTTTTTCCATCTGCGCCTCGTCGCCATACCACACCTTGCGCCCAAGCAGACTGTTCGTCGGCGTTGGCCATGTCGCCTTGTCCGTAATCCAGACCGCGTCCGCCAATGTCGTCTGGACTCCGCCCTCTTTCATACGTTGCGGGTCCTTGCTGTTCTTCGTTGTCTTGTGCGCGGTAGGTGTGGGCCACCCAGAACAATCGTTGTCGGATGTGCGGCGCCCCGACGCTCGCAGCGCACAGATCGGCTCCCGCTGCGGCATATCCCACGTCTTCCAGATCAGCGAATACTCCGGCGAGCCATTCACGTCCAGCTCGGCTCGCAACCTGTTCGCCAAAGACCGTTGAAGGACGGCACTCGGCGATAAGTTTAGAGAAAACGGGCCAGAGGTGACGCTCGTCGTCGGTCCCTTTTCCATTTCCGGCGACGCTGAAAGGCTGACATGGACAGGAGCCTGTCCAGACGGGCCTGTCGTCTGGCCATCCCGCGAGGCGCAGGGCGAGGCTCCATCCAGCGATGCCAGCGAAGAAGTGGCATTGGGTATAGTCTGCAATATCCATTGGCTGAACATCGGCTATGGATCTTTCATCTACATCGCCGTCAGGGATGTGTCCGGCTTTTATCAGATTCCGCAGCCATCCCGCTGCGTAAGGATCTATTTCATTGTAATACGCTCGGTTGCCCATCGGTCCACAGCTTCTATTGAGTTGAGACATGCGTAGTTCTGGTTGAGCCTGCGCATGTCGCTTGCGAATATTTTCTGCAACGCGGACAGACGCCCGCGCTCCGTTTTCAGTTCGATGAACCACGCCTCGCCGTTTGGCAACACAACGATGCGGTCGCTCACGCCACGGTTTGACAGGCTGTTGAATTTATATGCTATTCCGCCGAGCGCCTTCACAGACTTGACGAAGTAGGCTTCGATTTCTTTCTCCAGCATAAAAATATTTGTTGCACAACTCCGCAAACCTGTCTAGGCTGTTGGTCATCAAACAGTGAGGTAAAGTCCAATGAGCCAGAGAGACAGCGGTTACGCCCGCGTTGCGTTCGATCAGTATGAGACCCCTGAATGGGTTACGGAAGCGCTGATTCCCCACTTTCCTTATGATGCTTTTATCTGGGAGCCCGCTTGCGGATCAGGTAGAATGGCTCGCGTTCTGAAAGCCGATCTGGCGACGGACATACAGACCGGAACGGATTTTCTTACCAAATCAGCGCCGGAAGGCACCGGCGCTATCATAACCAATCCGCCATACTCTATCGCCGCAGAGTTTATCCAGCACGCGTTGAAGCAAGACGTTGATTTTGTCGCCATGCTGTTGCGCACGGATTTTGACCACGCCAAGTCGCGCCGTCATTTGTTTGCAGACCATCCGGCGTTCGCCAAGAAGCTGGTTCTGACCAAGCGTATACAATGGTTTGAGGACAGTAAGTCATCGCCGTCATTCAATCATGCGTGGTTTATCTGGGACTTTATGCAGAAAGGCCCGCCCGTTATCGCCTATCACTTCGAGGACTAATCGTGTCTCACAGCGCTATCGTCGGCGGATCGTCCGCCAAACGTCTTATCAACTGCCCCGGTTCACGGGCGCTCGTTGACAAAGTCCCGCCCAGCCCGTCCAGCGTACACGCCGAAGAAGGCACGCGTCTGCACAACGCCATGCACGCGATCCTGTCGTTGGACATGAAGGTGGACGACTTTGACAATAACGAGAAACTGAAGTTTGCTCTCGACGCGTTAAACGAAATCGACCCTAATCGTGAGCTGGAGTTCCAGACTGAGCTTACGGTGCATTTTGGAGGATTCCTTGCCGGAGTTTTTGGTAGTTGCGATCTCATTGGTCGCATACGCAATCGCGCGCTATTCATAGATTGGAAGTTTGGCGACGGCGTTCCTGTATCCGCTGAAGAGAACCATCAACTTCTGTTCTACGCCGCTGCTGCTATGCGCACGCCCGAGGCTCGCTGGGCGGTTGAAGGCGTGGACGAGATAGAGCTTATCATCGTCCAGCCGCCGTATGTAAGACGATGGCTTACAAAGCCCGGACGCGTGAAGGCGTTCGAGCGCACGCTGTTCGACGCTGTGCAGATGTCCTTCCGTCCTGACGCGCCGCTGAAGCATGGCGACCACTGTCGCTGGTGTCCTGCGAAGCCGACGTGTCCTGCGATCACGGGGCAGTTGGAGCGCGCGATCTCGACAAAGGTTAAGGCAATCGACCCGGAGAAGATGAACTATGCTTTGGCGATGGCGATACTTGCGGAAGAATGGGCGAAAAGCGTTCGCGCGCTTGCGCAGACCATGTTGGAAAATAAAGCACCTGTCGATGGATGGAAGCTCGTCCCCAAGCGAGCTACGCGACAGTGGGCCGATCCTGACAAGGCAAGAAGCACTCTTGCAGAAATGGGATACGCTGCCGAGGATTTGATGGAACTGAAGAGCCCTGCGCAGGTCGAGAAGATCTGCGGCAAACTGCCGAAAGAACTCTTTGTGTCCATCTCAACAGGTAACACGATAGCGCCGGAGAGCGATCCCCGGCCTGCCGTGGTTACGCTAGGCTCCGACATTCGTCGGGCCTTCTCTAAACTAGAGGTGAAGTAGTATGTCTAATATCGTAAAGTTCGGTAGCGCCAACCTTCCCACGGCCGCGTCTCTTGCGGCTGCGTTGCGTAAGACAGCCGACGAGGCCGCGTCAGGACCGGGTGTTATCCTGAAAATGGATAAGACGGGTCACTGGGTCTATGGTGCGGACCAGACCGAGATCGACCGCAGCGGTATTTGGGCGGTCAATCCTTTGTCCTTCATCCACGGCTACATCGCGTGGGGCGAAGGCGAGGTGCTTGGCGAGCATATGTTCCCGATCACTGAAGAGCTGCCGGAGCTGGAGCCCCTGTTGCCGGCACCGCCGAATGCGAAGCGTGGTTGGGAGCCGCAGGTCGGTATGAGTCTGAAATGTATCAGCGGCGAAGACAAGGACGTGCAGGCACGCTTCACGACGACTGCGGTCGGCGGCAAGAAGGCCATGCACGCGCTTGCCATGAAGGTCGCCGAGCAGGTCGAGAAAGATCCTGATAACTCTGTCGCGCTGGTAAAACTTGGTACCGATCATTACCAGCACAAGAGCTATGGACGGGTCTTTACGCCTGTGTTCGAAGTCAGGGATTGGATCAGCCTTAACGGGCCGGTCGAAGAGGTGGCTGAGACCGACACGGGGCGTCGTCGTCGTAGCTGATATGAGGCGGGGGCTTTGGCCCCCGTCTTCTTCCGGGGAAAGTAAAATGAAAACGCAGTCAAAATACATCACGCGATATACGGAAGCATCTAACCCGAAATACGGCACGTTCGCGCGCAGGCAGATTCTACTGACGCTGCCGCGTGTCCAGTGGCTGGACCGTCAGCCGGATTACGAGCCATGGCCAGAACTGCCGCCTGCGCCCGTTGTCGTAGAAGAAAAACCAAAGCCAAAACCCCGCCCGTGTATCAAACTCACAGATGAGTTGACGGAGCGCGAGGCTAAGGCGTGGGCGCTGCATTGCAGGGGTTTTATCGTTCTGAAGATCGCCGAGGCGATGGGCTGTAGTCCTAATGCAGCGAGCAAGGCGTTGGCGCGGGCGAAAGAGAAGCAGGGCATAGGGCTGAAATGACCGACTACGCCAAAATCAAACAGCGCTGCGCAGAGGATCCTGAGTATCGCAAGCAGTATCTGGCGATGCGTGCGCGTAACAACCAGAAGGCGCGCGACCGGGCGAAGGCGAAGCTGACGCCGGAAGAGATCGAGGCGCG